CCATCGACGTGGCAGGCGGCAGTATTGGGCGTTAACCAGCACACTAAACGTGAACAGCGTAAGCGAATAAGTATGACAGTAGCATCTGATATAACAGGGCATAAAATAAAGGACGCTGACATAGCAGATGCCGTGTGTATAGCATATTATGGGATAAAAGTTTACCTTGAAAACAAGCAGTAATGTTGTATAATGTTGTTAATCCTTAGTTCTTTGGGTAGCTGGGGGCACTCGGCTACCTTCCCCTTTTAGAACTAAGGAAATAAGAACTAAGGAGGTAAAATGTCTTTTATCAAACAGATATTTATTACACTACAGGGTTACTTATATCCGGATAGCTATAGGTTTACGGACATTATATTTAAAGTGTTAAAATTAAAAGGAGAATAGTATGAACGAGCAACGTATATATGTAAAAGTTAAAGCAAATAGCAAGCAACCCGTATAGACGAGTGGGTAGCACAAGGTAACAACAGAGGGCTTTTATATAGTCAACTGACAGGATTATGCTGTATAGATATAGATTATCCGGATAAATTTCCTTTTAAGCAGCTAATAGATAAACCCGATACGCTTGCGGTTAAAACAAAAAAAGGCATTCATCTTATTTATAAAAGACCCGAGGGTTTAGCTAATAAAAACAAATTAGACGGTTGGGGTGAATTACTTTACGACAATAAACAAGGGATAATACCACCCAGCACCGTGGATGGCGTTAAAAGAGAATGGTTTGGTAAAGTAAAAGAGCCTAAAGAAATGAGCAAAAAGCTGTTGGAGTATCTAAAAAGCAAAATATGGGATAATTTTATACCAGAAGACGCTATAAACGACAGCGATATTAAGCTAACTATCCCAAAAGGTAGTAGAAACGACACACTTATTCATATTGCCGGTATCCTACGCAAAGATATACCTAATAAATATATTTATAAGGTTATATCTATTTTTAACAGCTATTTGGAAGAACCTTTATCCGCACAAGAAGTTAGAGCAATAGCCCGACAGGCAAGCAAATATAACAATATAGACACACATAACTTAACAGAGTTTATTTACGAAGTGCTGACAGACCAAATGACGCTCAGAGAACTGTTGAGAGTTATAGAAAAAGAGGGTATAAAAACATCATACCATTACTTGCAAATAACCGTAGATAGGCTTGTAAAAGCAGGAAGAGTGTTTAGGGTTAGTCGAGGTGTCTATCGTTCAACCAAGCCCGTTAAAACGACATCTGTGCTGAATATACAAGCAAAAGGCGAGCCGATTAAATATGAACTGCCGTTTAAGATAACAGATATAGCAGATATTTATCCTAACAGCATTTTAATGATAGCAAGCCCAGCAGGACAAGGCAAGACACATATTTTTGCTCATATAGTCAAGCATTTATTAGAACAGGGAGTACCTGTAAGTTATTGGGATATGGAAAATGATATTGACAATATCGTTCATATCTTTAAGCAGTTTATACCCGAGCATTTATTACAGGGGGATAACTTGAGGGTTAACGAAGAACCTGTAGTAATAGAATCACTTTTGTTAGATAAAGATAGAGTAAACTTTGTTGACCCGATATATGTTGAGGACGGGTGGGGCGAAGTAGATAATATTATGCGTCGGATGAAAATGCAGCTTGACGGTGGGTTGTGCTTTATTGCTACACACGTAAAAGATGTGGATGGCAAAGTATTTGGTGGAGCAACAGCAATGAAAGTACCGAGTTTTGCAGCAGAGTTTAAGCATAAAGGAGATAGATTCCACGGGGAGTTTAAAATATTAAAGGTAAGAAATTGGAAACCCGGTTGTGGCATTAAAAGCATTAAAACAGTTTGGAGCGATACAGAGGGGCTGATGTTAGACAATAGTTACTTTAATAATAAAGATGTGGGGGTCGTATGAATTGCAAAGAAGTGAATTATAGATATCTACTCGAACGAGGATTTAGCGTAACTGTAAAAGATAGTAATTTAGCTATCGCACCCTTTTCAAAACTAACCAAAGAAGAGATAGAATGTATAAAGAAAAATAAGCAAAATATAATGTTGGAAATGTCAAAAGGCAATATCGTAACCATATACAGTAAGTTAATTAACGAATTTTTGACAATTACACCTGACGAAAAGACGGCAATTTCGTATAAAAAAAATAACCCTGAAAAAGCAGTGTATAGTATTAAAAAATTAAGCAAATTATACGAATCACACCGAAAACCCGAGGTTTTAAAGGCAATAAATAACATCAACAAGGCATTTGGAATAAAAACTATACAGGTTAAACCCGCATCAGGACAGGGAAAATCAAATGAATGATGATAAAATGATGATGTTTATACCCGATGATGACATTTATGATGATATTTTATGATGATGTTTTGATGATGTTTATACCTGATGATGATGTTTTTGATGATGTTTTATCGGGTAAAATGATGATGTTTTTGATGACATTCTGCTTAATGATGATGTTTTTGATGACATTCAAGGGCAATGATGACATTTTGATGATGTTTTATGATGATGTTTTTGATGACATTGAAAAGTTATTGACAGATATTGACAAGATATTAACAAGTTATTGACAGACTTATTGACAGGGTAGAATGGCGTCAGGACGGAGAAAAACAATGATTTTGCGAGTTATTGACAGGCTCTACTATTACTACTATATAAGAAAAGAAAGAAAATATAAAAAGAAAGAAAGTTTTATAGCTATGACTAAGTTATATGATTGCTTAGCTATTAGTTAAACTAATCGGCAAATGTAAGTAGTGCTGTATTGCTAAAACGCCCATAAAGGGCAAAATTAAGCCCGTGGTGAAGAGGTAAGGGTGCTATTAAGGTAATTTATCAAATAAAATGTTAGCGAGGCATGAGGAGCTTTATTTTGCGTAAAAACGGAATATTACATGGAGCGTCGGCATTAACGATAACAAGCCTGACTTCTTTATATCTACTCGTAAGTATTTTGAGAGGAATTACGCACCGGGTAATCGCAACAATACTGTCGCATCGGTGCTGCTGTGGGGCATATCCGAAGGCATTACATATGCAGTGCTTACGGATACACTCCGAAAATGGGTAGATGGCAGTCAAGACCCGCTGCCGGAGAGAGAGCTGGTGGCAATGTTTAGGTACCACCAGCCATAAAAATCACGGGCTTGCTCTTCATTGTCGAAACGATAAACGTGCCGACAGTTACCCTCATAGCAACAAGTCGAGTGCATCGGCTCATTGCTCTTATTTCCGAGCCTATACTCTGTCCAGTTAAAGGACAGAGAATATATCTCTTCTACCTCAACATAGAGCGGATACTCACACCCGCTCAAAAACTCACTTATCTGTGAGTCTGTAAAACTTCTTGACCTCATAACACACCTCCTTAATCATTCTTACTATAAGTATAACCCTTTTTTATCATTTGTCAAGTCTTTTATTACTTTTTATGTTATTTTTATACAAGAGAAAACGGCGTCAGAATAGGGTTTTTAAGGGTGTAGTAGAAATCTATCAGTTAGGGCGGCGTTATAGTGTTACCTAATTTATTACAGACAAAGGGATGGTAGGGGGTAGCAAGTTAGAGAGTGAGCAAGTGGTGGAGAATAAGCCGGCGGTGATGATTAGAGGGAAAGGTTTAATGATTGAGATAGTTAAGTAGTTAATAGGCTGAGTGTTAGTATCAGCATCGGCGGATGTTTATGTAGCATTAGAGCAGGTTAGCAGGTTAGCAGGTTAGCAGGTTAGCAGGTTAGCAGGTTAGCAGGTTAGCAGGTTAGAATGGATTAGAGCGGATTAGAAGGGGTAGAATAAGAGATAAACAAACAAAATTGTCAAAAAACTTAAAAAGGCGTCGGCGTGCGTGTTTCTGAAAACGTTAGTGAATGGAAGCGTTTACAAAAATGGGAGGGTGCAATAAATTGATTCCCCCCACATCCAATTTTGCCATTTTTTGGTTTCTACTTTTGCTTGCACTACAAACCCTAATCCACTCATTTTGCCCATTTCCTTGCCCGTAGTCGCACGGTAACACCCTAATTAGTATAATTCATCGAAATAACACTTACTTGCGCACCACGAGCCTTTAAATAGCCTTTATGAGCGTTTTGGGTTTTTTGATATGTCAATGTAGATTTTACTTGACTTTTTATTACTTATGATATATATTAAAAATAAAGTTAAAAGTTATGGGGTAGTGTATTAAGTCACTTATAAATTAACTTTGTGTATGGGAGTTTTTATGGCTTCTCAGAGAAAACATTTTAATTTTCACTCCGATGAAGAGATTATAGAGTCTCTTTTAAAGCACAAGGGTGTTGTTTCTGTTAGTGCCAGAGCCATTGATATGACACCGCAAGGCTTGCGTAAAAGGATAAAGGATAATCCTAAGTTAAGAGAAGTGATGTACGAGGCTCGTGAAAACTACAAAGATGAGCTTGAAGCTGCCATTATGGAAAAGACTGTTGGCAACAAGCCTGAAACCGTAATGCAGATATTTGCTGCTAAGTGTTTGCTGAGAGACAGGGGTTGGGTTGAAAACCCACCGCAGGAAAACAAAGCTCCTGATGTTAAAATAGCAATTGTTAATTATGCTGACGGCACTACTCAAGTGTCTGTAGATGGTCAAAAAAAGGAAGTGATTAGTGCGGACGCAAGCTCAGCTCTACCAAAAAGAGATACTGAATAGCGGTAAAAAAAAGTTTGTCAAAAGCATAAGCCTGCCGTATAACTTTACTCCGAGAGATTACCAACTGCCTATACTAAAAGCGTTGGACAGCGGTTATAAACGTGCTATTATTTTAGGGCATAGGCGTATGGGTAAGGACTTGCTTATGCTGAATTACACTATTAAGAGTATGGCTCAGCGTATAGGGTCATATTATTATGCTTTCCCGCAGTTGGAACAGGGTAGAAAGATTATATGGGATGGGTTTACAAAAAGCGGCAGGAAGTTTATGAATTACTTCCCCAATGAGATAGTGGCTCACAAAAATCAGGCAAATATGAAAATTGAGCTGACCAATGGTTCTATTTTTCAGATAGTAGGCACAGACCATATAGATAATTTGGTGGGGTCTAATGCTGTTGGTGTGGTGTTTAGTGAGTTTGCTTTACAAGACCCGAGGGCGTGGGACTTTTACAGACCTATACTTGCTGAAAATGACGGCTGGGCGGTGTTTATCAGCACACCGAGAGGCATAAATCATTTGTATTATTTGTGGGAGATGGCACAGAAAAATAAGGATTGGTACACGTTAAAGCTGACTGTGAGGGATACCGGTGTTTTGAGTGACGAAGACATTGAGAAGGAACGTCAAGCCGGTATGAGTGAAGATTTGATACAGCAGGAGTTCTTTTGCAGTTTTATTTCAGGTTTGGAAGGTGCTTATTACACGCAGTACATACAGAGAATAGACGAGATGGGGCAAATAACCGAAGTGCCGTATGACCAGAGCAAGCAGGTTTATACGTTTTGGGATATAGGCGACAGCGATGCTACTGCTGTTTGGTTTGTGCAGCCTGCAGACAATGGTGGGTATAGGTTTATAGACTACTACGAGGCGTCAGGTGAAAATATGCACCACTATGCGCTTATGCTGCAGAAGAAAATGGTGGATAATGGCTATATTTACGGTGGGCATTTTGCACCGTGGGACATACAGCACACTATACGAGGCACAGGTACACAGAGTTTGTTAAGTATAGCAAAGGAAGCCGGTATAGATTTCACACCCATACCGAGAACTAATGTTAGCTTTGGTATAGAACAGGCAAGGAATGTGTTGCCGTTTTGTTGGTTTGATAGGGTTAAGTGTGAAAGGGGCATTGACGGTTTGAGAAACTATCAAAAAAGGTGGAACAGCGCATTGAAGACTTTTATGGATATACCTGTCCATAACTGGGCGTCGCACCCTGCTGATGCTTTTAGGTTGTTTGCTGTTGGTAAGGATTATGTAGATGAAAACAGGGGTCTATCGGCTGAAAAGGAAGAAGAACTTTATAGAATATATGGAGCGAGAGTATGAAAACTTTTGATGATTATTACACCGAAGCAATTACATACTGGCAAAACTGGATTATAGAGCAAAATGTTAATATGCGTTTTTATCTTGGTGACCAATGGAAGTCTGCTGATAAAAAGTATTTAAATGAGCAGCATCGGGCTGCTTTGGTGTTTAATAAGATACGCCGTGTTGTGCATATGCTGTCGGGGTATCAAAAGAAAAACAGGCTTGCCCTTACCGTGCAGGCGAATAATGATGCTGTCGCTCCAATAGCTAATGATATGTCGGCTGTGCTGATGTTTATTATGTCCAACGGTGGGTATGAAGTGATGTCAGCGGCTTTTAGCGGTATGCTGAAAACAGGGCTTGATTTTGTGTATCCGTATGTAGATTATGCCGATGACCCTGTTTCAGGTGATATAAAGCTAAAAAGGATACCATATAATGCCATACTGATAGACCCGTTTACTACACAAAAGGATTTAAGCGACTGCAGTTATATGATGAGTAGAAGGTATGTTTCTAAGGAAATAGCTAAGATACTGTTGCCGTCTGCTGAGAAAGAGATAGACGCAATGCCGCCTCAAAAAGGTGACGGTAAATTTAGTCAGTTAGCGCAGAGAAATAAATCGGCTGGGTATTATATAGATGAGCTGTATAGGTCACAAATAATAAGCAGGAAGATAATAGTAAATATGCAAACAGGTGAGTATCACGACTGGGACGGTAAGGAAAAAGCCGGAACAGTAAGTGCTGACAAGATGTATAAAATAGTGACATTGCCTAAACGAATAATAAAGAAAACGACGTATGTAAACGGTAGAGAGATGCTTGAGGAAAATGTCGGAAATAGGTATCCGTATATACCTGTGTGGGGTTTTTTTGACCCTGAATACGATGTGATGAGTCCAAATATCAAGCGGATGGATAGTTGGTGAGGATGCTCTTGTTAATCCGAAAGCTCCTTATAGGACAGGCTCTAATCAGGTGATAGCAGTAAAAAGAGGTCACAGCATACAAGAGGTGCAGAGGCTGCCGCAGACAGATATACCATCAGGGCTGTTTCAGCTTAATCAACTTTTTGAGCAGGATATTATGGAGATACCGGGTGTTAATACTGAGATGTTTGGACAGCCGAGCAAGGATTATCTGCAGGAGGCAAGTCTGCTGGCTAAGATGAGACAGTCAAGCGGGTTAACTTTGTTTCAAGATTTGTTTGACAATTACAGACTTGCTAAAAAGATGCTGGGTGAGGTGTTAATAGATAAGGTAATAAGTAACTATACTCCTGACAAGGTGAGTGAAATTATAGGTCATCCGCCTGCACAGGAGTTTTATGATAAAAACTTTATGAAATATAAAGTACAGCCAGAAGAAGGCGTTCTTACCGACTCACAAAGGGAAATGTATTACTCACAACTTTTAGCATTGAAACAGCTCGGTGCGCCTATAAGTTGGGATACTATTATAGCAGCCTCACCGATACAGGGACAGCAGGCAATAAAAGAGGCTATGGCTAAAGATGCACAGGCACAGGCACAAGCCGCAGCTAAGGAAGATGAACAGAGACAGGCTATGAATAAGCTGCTGCAGAGTAAAACTATAAGCAATATAGCTGCCTCAGAGGAAAAAAGAGCTAAGGCTCAGGTTGAAACCGAGAATGCTAAAATAAAACAAATGCAGCTGTTGACACAAAAATAGGGGGTAATGGTGGTAGTAACAAGGCTTGATGCAATGGAACAGTTAAGAGATGAGTTTATGAAAGAAATAGAGCGAGTGTGGGAGCATACAAAATTAGAAAATGGTTATGTTATAGTTACTGCTCGCAGAGAGCCAAGTTTAGAGGGTGTAACTAAAATAAAAACTATGTATCGCATAGTGGATAAGCTGCCTAAAGTGCCGTTGTCCAATACTATGTGTTTTGAGTTTAACAAAGAAAAGGGTATAAAGCCTGTGTGGGTACTGCCTAACACCGATGTTGATGTGCCGTTTGAAGTAACAGGTGATAGTAAGCCTAATAATTTAATATATAATGAAAAAACTTGGAGTTGGTATAAGCATTTATAAATATTTTATAGCGCCGCCGGCTGTATAACGGGCGTAAAAAATTTTAGGAGGATTTACTTATGGCTGATGAAGTAACGAATGTAACAAAGACAGATGAGCAGGTAGTGGAGGATACGCAGGATACTACTCAAACCGTGCCTGTGGACGTGATACAGCAGCTAAGAGACGAGCTTAACGACTTAAAACAGGAGAATGAGTTGTATAAACAGCAGTTATACCAGACTCAGCAGTCACCGGCATCACAGGAAGTAACACAGGATGATATTGGCGATGACGACGATATAATAACTAAAGGTGAGTTAAAGAAGCTAATAGCCCAACAGGCGCAGCAGCAGCAGGCTTTAATAGCAGAAATGCAGGCTAAAAGCCGTCATCCTGATTATGAAGAAGTTATTAGAAACAACCTGCCAAAAGTACTGAAAGACAACCCAATGTTACTGCAAGACCCATACGAAACGGCTTATGCTGTAGCTAAGGCTTTATCTGAAAAAACAGAGGAAGGCAGACAAAAAGCCGAGAAGATAATAAAAAATGCAACACAGCCTAAGTCGGCTGAAACTATGGGGTCAGCAGCAGCCGTAAGTGACACGGATAGAATATTAACAATGAGCGACGAAGAATTTAACGACTATGTAAACAAAATAAAATCAGGATAAAACAGGAGGTTTTAAATGGCTACAGGAACAACTACTACTGCAGAAGTAGCATCTGCGGTTGGTGTATTTTATGATAGGGTTTTACTGCAAAACGCAGTACCTTACTTGCATTATCAAAGGTTCGGTGATGTTAAAACATTGCCATCCAAAAATAGTAAGACTATAAAATTCAGAAGGTACGGGCTTTTGACGCCTGTATCAACCGGTATGACTGAGGGAACAAACCCAGATGCCGAGCAGTTAAGCACTACGGATATAACGGCTGACGTAACACAGTACGGTGCTGTTGTAGAGATAACCGACTGGGTAGATTTAACAGTTGAAGATAAGGTTATAACGGAGACACTTGAGCTTGAAGGTGAACAGATGGGTGAGTCTTTAGACATTATCACAAGAAACGTGCTTGTATCCACCGCATCAGTTACTAACTGTTCACACGGTTCAAACGGTAATACTCCGACCGAAATCACTCAAACAGATATAAACACGGCAGTTAAGTCTCTATTGAGTGGCAATGCTAAGAGAATAACAGCTGTTCAGAAAGCAAGCACGGGAGTTGGCACTCAGCCGGTAGCCGCTGCATTCTTCGGCATAATTTCAACAGACGAAAGAGACGATTTAATGGATTGTAGTGACTTCTTGCCTGTAAGAGCTTATCCTAATCAGGACACGGTGATTGAAGGTGAGATAGGTTCAACGGGTGATGTTAGATGGCTTGAAACTACACTTGGGTATAATGACGGTGGAACACCGGCTGTTTACAGTAATATTATACTCGGCAAACACGCTTACGGTATTATAGACATCAAAGCCGGTGCATCTAAGGCTATTGTTCACGGATTTGGCTCTGGCGGTGTAGCTGACGCTCTTGATACTAAAGCAACTGTCGGCTGGAAAGTGGCATATACAGCTAAAATACTCAACGACGCATTTATAAATAACTTAAAAGCTACGGTATAAACGCCGTAGCACCCCTTTTGGGGTATAAAAAGGAGGCTTTATGAAGTTTAAGTTTATGAATTTGGAAGACCCGGGAATACCTGTAACATTTTTTCTTAATGGTAGAAAGTATGTTTTTGAAGAGAACAAAGTTTATGATAGGTCGCAGTCTGTTTTTGACCATATAAATTCTTGTGCAACGCCTATTATGAAATATAACAAAGACAAGGGCAAGATGGAGATAGTTAGATATAAACAGCGGTTTACTGCTATACCGGTAGATACGGCGTCTAAAAACTAAAGTTAGAAAAATAACCGGCAGACCGTCAGAAGAACAGTTAAGTGACACAGAACTGCTGACATATATAAATACATTCTATCAGGAAATAATGCCTACAGAATTACCATTATCGGATTTAAGAGATACGCTTTTATGGACTACAACGGCAGGTCAATCAGACTATACGCTACCTACAACTTTTATAGAGATAGACGGTTATAGACCTGCTTACTGTGGTGATACTGAAATAAAGATATACAGCAATCTAAGGGATTTTAGGACGCTGTATCCGTTCTCTGATGCGTCACAAAATAAGCCGGTATCTATGTATTATGACGATGCTGCACGTCAGGTTATATTAAAGCCGACGCCTGACGGTGCGTATAATATTAGACTCCCTGCTTTTGTTCAACCTGACGCTTTTGCGTATGATACAGATGTACCTAAAAACCCAAGATGGTCATTATGGATAGTTTACGGAACGGCATTGCAGATATTTAATGATGCTAATGAGACGGACAATGTGGATAAATACAGTAATATGTATGAGTATTATAAAACAATTAGCACTCGTAAATTTGGCGAAAATATATCAAGCATAGGGAGGTGGTAATGGCTTTTGATAAAAGTTTGCCTGCTGGGAATGATAAAATAAGGGACTCTGATGATATGATAAGGG